GTCGACGATCCCGACAATCCCGTTTTCGGTTCGCATCGCCTTCACCTCTTCATCGGAAACGTCGTGCCCTGCGCCTCGCAATCCGGCGCCAAGGATGCGCACCGCCTCCGTTGCGCTGAGCCGGCCTTTTTCGAACCGCTGTGCCAGCGCGAGCATATCGTCGTCGCCGAACGCCTGTTCGAGCTCGGCAAGTGCGCCAAGCGTCAAACAAAGCTTCCATGTCTTCCCGTTGAGGCAGGCCTCGATTTCCCCTCGGCGCGCGTTTGCCATTGCTCACTCCGTCAAAGAGCCGAAAACGACAACTCGCCGGCAGACTCCAGGGCGATATCGAATGCGACTTCCCCGTCGTGCCGGCCGGTCAATTCAAATGACGTGATCTGAAACGGCCCCTCGACCGTCCCGAAGTCCGGAATGACGACCCGCCAGGTTCGGATCAGGCCGTCGAAGAAGGCTTGTCGGATCGCCGAATCCGAGGCCGCATCCTTGAAGATGCCCGACCCGGCAATCCGGGCGCTTTTGGCGCCTGCGCCGGCCAGCAGCTCGCGCCATTGTCCGGTGGATTCCTGGTGGGTTATGTCCACCACCTCCGTGTTGAACGAAAGTGAGCGTGACCTCAGACCTGCTACCGTCTCGAATGCGCCAAGGCCGTCCGAGTCGATTTTCAACAGGAGATCCTTGCCTTTTTGTGCTGCCATTTCCTGAGCTCTTTCCAGTGCAGAGTTTCGGGTTATCAAGCGAGCGGCTCGGTCACGGCCCGCAGGCGGATGATGCCGCGAAAGCGTTCGCCATCCGGCTCGCGACGCGTTTCCGCGCTCTGGTACCTGAGGTTGATCAGCCGGTGTCCGATGAGCGGCAGGTCCCGGTCGTGCAGGGCGGCGCGCACGGCTGCGATGATCTCTTGCAGCTGGGTGCGGCTTTCCGCGCGCGACCACACATGCAGCGTGATGATGTGCTCATCGCCCTCGTCAGCGCCTGTGCTCCAGTCTTGCACCGTGGTCTGCGCGAATGTGAGGTAAGGATAGTCCGTCTTGCGGGGGACGTGATCGTAAACCCGCGGGCCGCCGAGCGCAGCGAGCACGCCCGCGTCAGTCCTGAGCGCCTCGAAAATCGCGATCTGCAGCGCCAGGCTGGATGACGTCATAACTCACCTCGTCATTTTGAAGCGAAACGACTTGCCCGGCACCACCGCCACGGCGCTGAGCCCCGGATCTGGCCGCCGCAAGCAGCTCACTCAATGCGCGCTCGCGCCGACCTCTGGACTTTTCAATCCGCACAGCGATTTTCATGAGCTGCGCTCCTCGCATAGACAGCTTAGCCAGCGCCGGCGACCCTCGATGTCGCGAACCGATTTGATGTCGAGGACGCGCTCCCCGAATACGAAGCGCATTTCTGCATTTATATCCGGACGAAAACGGATGCGCACTTCAAAAGCCGCCGTTGCTGAAATGCCATCTGCCTGGAACACTTCAGTTCCGGACAAAGGAATGATTTCGGCCCAGAGTGTTGCGACGGGCTCCCAGAGAACGACAGCGCCTCCTGCCTCTTCGGGGCTGCGCGAGGGAGCTTCCAGCTGCACTCGGTGGCGCAGGGCGCCTATAGGCCAAGTCTTCATATCCGCACCGTTCGATACGGCATGAGGAGCGCCGATATCGCTTCGGGAATTGAGGCCGTGGGCTTGCCCGTTTCGACGGGCTCCCGGTGCTCGTACCAATGGGCGACGAGCATCAACAGCGCCTGCCTGATCGGCGGCGGCACATCATTCGCGCTATTTCCAAATCCCGCGGTAAACAGGATTTCAATTCCGAGCGCACGAGTTCCGGGGCTGGGCCAGTCACCGGAAATGGAAACGAGCCGCGGCGGCTTGCTTGCTCCGTCGAGCGAAAACGCCTCTGCGCCAAGCTCGACCATTTCTCCATCCCGATCCGAAATGCGCACGGCCTCGACGGACTGCACAGGCCATATCGGCAGATGCAGTTCACGCCCGTCCGGCCAGTCATCCAGCTCCAACGACCAGCTTTGGGTGATCAGCGCCGCATCGAGCACCGCTTCGACTTGCAGACGTGATGCGGCGATGAGACTGGCGAGCAGCATGTCCTCGTCGCCATGATCGATGCGCAAGTGCATCTTCGCCTCGTCCACCGTAATCGGTTCCACGGCGGGCGCAGCGGTCAGAACAAGACCCATGATGGCTCCGTTTCGAATTGCAGGAGATTGCGGGCGGGGCCCCATGGGAGGAAGCAGCGGGGGAAACCCCGCCCGCTCGGCTCGCGCTGGTGTGATGGACGCGCGAACAGATCTCGCGAGGGCCCGGCGGCGACCCTCGCGAGGGATGGCCTTCTCGTTTGCGGGCTAAGCGCCGAATTTCAGCAGCTTGATCGCGGCAAAATCCTGCACGCCGCCGCCGACACGCTTGGTCGTGTAGAACAGCACGTAAGGCTTGGCGCTGTAGGGATCGCGCAGCACGCGGATGCCGACGCGATCGACGATCAGGTAACCGCGGCGGAAGTCACCGAAAGCGATCGCGTGGCTGTCGGCCGCGATGTCCGGCATGTCCTCCGACTCGGCCACCGGGACGCCCATCAGGCTTGCTGCCTCACCAGGTCGGGCCGAAGGTTGCCAAAGATAGCTGCCGTCGGCGTCCTTCAATTTGCGCACGGCCGACTGGGTCGAACGATTCATCACGAAATGGGCGTTGGCGCGATATTCGCCCTTCACCGAGTAGATCAGGTCGATGAGCTTGTCGGCCGGATCCGTATCGGGGAATGCTCCAGACACCCCGGTTGCGATCGTGCCGATGTTGCCCCACGTCCAGGATGCGTTGTCCACCGTCGGATAGCTGAGGAAGCCCTTTGGCTTGTTGACACCGTCGCCAGTGACAAAGGCGGTCCCCTCCTGTGCCGCGAAGGTCGCCCGAACCTCCTCGGCGATCCACTGGTCGATGTCGACCGCAGCGTCGTCGAGCAACGTCTGCGTCGCCGCCGGCATGGCATAGAGCTCCATGGTCGGGAAGGCGAGTTCGGCGAGCTTCGGACTGCTCGTCTCGGGACGCTCATCAGTCTCGCCGACCCAGCCCGCCTCCGCGCCTGAGATGGCGTAAGGCTTCTTGTAGACCGACCCCGACACCTGCCGCACGCCGGCGATGGCGCGGATCGGCGAGATATCCCGGACTGCCTGATTGATCGAGCGCTCCGTCTCCTCCGGCACGACGTAGCCGCCGTCCGAATCCGAGCCGACCGATAGTCCCTTGCTTTCGAAGCTGCGCAGTAGGCTGCTTTCGCCGCGGCGCATGTAGCCCTCGAAGGCGGACTTATGATCGAGACCTCCGGACAGGCGGACCGCCGAGCCGAGCATCGGTCGTCCTGCCTTGCGAGACAGCTCATCGATGGCCCCCTTGTACTCATCGAGCGCTCTGTCGATGCGCGCCAACTTGTCGACAGTGACGACGTCGGCGCTCATGTGGCGCTCGATCTCGGTGAGGCGCCGGTCGTTCGTCTCCTTGAAGGCCTCGAAGGCGCGCATGAAGTCTTCGAAGGCGATGCTGAGATCCGCGTTGGTTGCGGACTTCACCTCCAGCGACGTTTCGTTCAGCATGATAGTGTAAATCCTCTCATGAGCATGTTTTGACTGAGGAGCCGCGTCGCTTCCGCCATCTGCGCCAGCAGCCGCTGCTCCCAACTGGAGGCCTGCTCCGCATCCCGCAGGAGCCGTAGGCCTTTGAGGCCATCGCGCAGCACCGCGCGTGCCTCCGAGCGCGTGAACCCAGCGTCCTGCGTGAGCCAGCGCTCGAACTCCCGTTCGGTCGGAACGCGACCGCCGAACGGATTCGATTTCACCGTCGAAACCCGAGCTTCCGGGAGCATCGGGAACGTGACGATCGAAATTTCCCAGAGATCGATCTTTTCCAGCCGGCGCACGCCTGTGCGAGAATCCCGCGTGCCCTTGACAGTCCGGAAGCCGATGGAGAGTCCGTCGATGGCGCCGGCGCGCATCAGCGAGAGGACCTCGCGCGCCTTGCCGACCTCTGTCGCGAGCTGGCCACGGACAAACAACCCGCGCGCATCCTCGTAGATTTTTTTCCACGTGCCGATGGGCTGGTTGGCGTCATGCTGGAACAGCATGCGGATGCCCGCGGCGCCGCGCCTGGCAATGCTTTCCCGGAATGCGCCTGGCATCACGACGTCGCGGCCCAGGTCCTCGCGGTGGAACAGGCTCGCGTAGCCTTCGAACGTACCGTCGAGCGTCACATCCTTGAGACCCAGCGACGTCAGCTTCACCTCCCGGGCCGCCATTAACGGCCGAGTTTCCAGTGTCTCCATCCGATCCATCCGAGTTTCGGGTTGAATTTGGTGCGTTCGCGCAGACTTCACGGGGATACGAGCTCGTCCCCGCCGGGCAGCGGTCCATATCCGACCGCCGCCCGTTTCTCGTTGCGGGTCAAAAAGCTGGCGCGTTCGACCCGGGCCCACAGCGCTTCGCGCTCGGAAGAAAGGGCTTCGATGGCATCGAGGTCCGGCCGCAACTCCAGGCGGTCGCTCCACGCCGGCCCGAGCCAGGCCGAGAGCGATTTTGCGGTTCGGTTCACCAGCGGCAGCACCGTCTGGCGCCAGAACGTGCGGTTCGCCTCTTGATAGTTCGCGTACGTATTGTCGCCGGGGATGCCAAGCAACATGGGCGGAACGCCGAGCGCCAGAGCAATCTCGCGGGCTGCCGCGTGGCGCGCCTCGATGAAATCCATGTCGCGCGGCGTGAGGCTCATGGCCTTCCAATCGAGCCCGCCTTCGAGCAGCAATGGACGGCCTGCATTGCGCGCTCCCTGGAAATTCGCCTCGAGCTCGGCCTTGAGGCGCTTGAACTGCTCCTCCGTCAGATGGCCGCCGCTGGAATAGACCAGTGCACCCGAAGGCCGCGCCGAATTGTCGAGCAGCGCCTTGTTCCAGCGGCTTGCCGTGTTGTGGAGATCGATGGCGGTTGCTGCCGGCTCGACCGGCGACAGCCCGTAATGGTCGTTGGCAGGGTGAAACAGCTTGAGGTGAAGAATCCGGTCGATGCCGGGAAGCACCTCGCCGCCGATCAGCACCCTCCGGTCGCTGACATGATATTCGAACGCTTCGGGCCAGCCGTCGGAACCCGGAATGACCCGCACGCGATCAGGCCGCAGAACATGCAGCTCCTGTATCCGGCCCCAAAGGGCGATCGCCTGGATATACACGTTGCCGGCCACGAGCAGGTAGCCGTACCAGGCCTCCATGAGGTCCGTCGTCGTGCGGCCTGAACCGGGGCGCCGCAACAATTCGAGGAAGGGGTGCTCCTCGAGCTCGTGCTCGCCCTCGTAAAGCAGGAGCGGAACGGAGGCAGCCGCTTCTGAGATCATGCGCACCGCGCGGTACACGATGGGGTTCTGCATCATGCCTTCGCGCGCGAAGGCCCCATAATCGCGCGGCATCCAGGCCGGTGTCCGCAGACCTTCCATGGCGACCAGCGGCCCTGGCGCGGCTGCTTTCCGCTCCCGGCCGCGCGGCGACCGCAGGCTCAAGGCGCGCATCATCCGCGCCAGCCGCGAGGGCTGTCGTTCCACTGTCGTCATCATTTCACCCGGTTGGCTAAGAGAATGCGTGCCGGTCAGAGCATCCGCATCGCGGGACGAGGCGGTGAGTCGAGGATCAGCTCGGTCAGGGCCCAGACCAGTGCGTCGAGACGGTCAGGGCTGCGGCCACCCGCAAGTCCGTCGATCCCGAAAGCCAGCATCTGCGCCTCGAGGGCTGAGTGATGCCCGACATGGGCGACGCGGCCCTCGGCATAAAGGGCCGCAACGGGCTCCGCCCTCACCCATTTGCCGCGCGTTGCCCGTACCATGCGGATCGGCACGGCCGGATCGATCTGGCGCAGAATATCCCGCACGAGATCACCACCCTGGTTCACCTCCGCGACGACCCGGTCCGCTGCGAAATCGCGATATGCCGCGATGGCAGCGCGCGCCCAGACCTGCGGCTCACGGCCTTGCAGCGTGCGGTCGGCCAGAACATAGGCGCGCCCATCCGGGCCGAGTCCGGCAACGCAGATGCCGCAGGCGTCGGATGAGCTGGTTGCGGTGACCGGCGGATCGACGGCCACGACGACGCGCTGCAGCTGCGGGGCCACGGCGAGGCGGTGCTGCTCGATCCATTCCCGCCGCCACAGCGCACCCGACATATCCTCGATCAACTCACCCTCGAGCTCCTGCCGCCCCAGCAATGTTCCCGCATAGCGCCGCTCCATTTCCGCGACAAAGGCCGGCGCCAGGTTCGCAGCGTTGTCGCGGGTGCGCACCCGCGTGATCACGGTGCTGTCCTCGCCCATGATGCGTTTCAAGATCGGCACCGGCCGCGGCGTCGTGGTCACCACCTGCCGTGGGTTGGCTCCGAGGCGAAGCCCGAACTGAAGCATGTCCCAGGCCTGTTCCGCGTAGCGCCACTTCGCGATTTCATCGAGCCAGGCCGCGGCGAATTGCGGGCCGCGCAGACTTTCCGGATCTTCCGCCGAAAAGAGCTGCGCAACGACGCCGTTGGGCCAGACGATCTGCCGTTTCGATTGCTCGAACCGTGGCCTTGCATCTGGCGGATGGACCGCCAGCAGGCCTGATACGCCCTCCACCATGACGCTGCGCACCTGATCCAGCGTTTCGCCGACGAGCGCGATCCGTCCGCTGCCAGAGCCGCTGCCGCGGGCCAGCAGGCCAACCTCGGCTCTCACCCACTCGGCCCCGGCACGCGTCTTGCCCGATCCGCGACCACCGAGAATCAACCACGTCCGCCAGGGTCGGCCTTGCGCATCCGCCTCCGGCGGCAGCTGGTCGTCGCGCGCCCAGGTCTGCCAGTCCCAGGCGAGGAAGCTCAGCTCAAAGGACGAAAGTTCGCCGAGCGCCGCGGCCAGCTCATCGCGATGCGTACCGCTCGCCAATGCGAAGAATGCGTTCCGCAATTTCAAGGCGGAGGCGGTCCGCGTCGGTCTCATCGATTTCGGTTCCGGAGCTCGTTTTCGCGGGTTTGGCGGGAGCAGCGACTGCTTCCGATTGCAGCTCCGTCAGCTTCTCGATGGTGCGGGTCAGCGCACCGATCGCGCGGGTCTCGCGCTCACGGTCGGCGGCCGTCCCCGGCTCGTCCGTTTCCATACGCATCTCCAAGAGTTTCAAGTTCTGATCGACGACCTTGAGGAGTCGCGAAACGAGGCCGCTACGACCCGTCGTGCGGCCCCGCCTTGCGGGCGCGACCTTCGTGCGCGATTTTTTCGAGCGCGGTTTCCAGTTTTCGGCCAGACGACGGTTTCGGATTGCCGAATAGGTTACTGCGTTCAGCTCAGC